CTTATCTTCAATAATCGCCTTTATTAGGGATTGTTGAAACGAAAATCCCAAATACCCAAAATTCCTTTCTTCCATGTTTTGTTTTTATATATGTTTTAAATTATAGCTCGTGTTGTAGATATTTCGTCTCTAATTCTTCGGTTGATAAAATGTCAGTTAAATCTGACAAAATTGTTTTCAATCTCGGACGAATGTCTACCGTATATCTTACTTTCGGATGGTAATAATATGCGGGGAATATCCTTTGAATAAATACATCGTCACCCAACTTAATTTCCATTAAAAAATGTTCTTTTTCTTTGGTTTCATCACTTTCCACAGAGTCCATATTGAGGATATAGTTTTGATTCTCACATAGATAGTTGGAACTTTTTATTTTCAAATCGTGTGAAATATCTTCACAAATATTTTTTATATAATAGTGAAGGTCCATTGAACATCTCGCTTGATCAACGTGGTCTCTCACATTAAAAAATCTCTGACACACAATGTGTCCTTCTAAAGACAAAAGAAATTCAAATTTCGTAATGTTGTCTTGGTTTTGGTAATCTCTACTCATTGGTTTTTACTTTAATTGTTTTTGTTTTTATTTTATTTTTTTCTTTTCTTGTTAAACGTAAAAATGGATTTAAGAACTTTGTCCATGCGTCATCCGATTTTGGTAACATATTGAATAATCCATCGTCCATCATCATTTTCATTGCGTTTTTATAAGATCTTCCTTCTTGGTCTAACGACTCATTTATTAGAAGGTCAATGTTTTCTTTCGCCTCATCACTTAAAAAAGGTTCATCCAAACTCACGATACGATTGTTTACGTCAAAAAACTCTTCCCCAAATACTCCGTGTTTAGTAACACCAGTTAGTAAATTCGTAATTAATTTGTTGTGTTTGTCTTGTTCAAAAAGAAGTTCACTCCTTTCTTTAACTTGTTGAACAGAGATTGATTCGGTTCTAAGTTCAGGGAAAAAAGATAGAAATCTTTTAACACCCATTCCTTTAATTCCTGCAATGTTGTCTGACGAATCACCACATATCATCTTAACCAACCTAACGTTTTCAATTAAGATGTCTTCTTTGTCATAAACTATCGTATCATTTTGTTTGTATAACTTTCCGTGAGACGGATTGTAAATTTGTGTGTTTTCTGAAACCAATTGGGTGAGGTCTCCGTCTGAAGAATAAATTATTTTATTTTCGTCTGGTGAATTTTGTGTGTAATAAGCAATGTTATCATCTGTCTCACAAAATTCATATTCGCCCTGTCTTACATATAATTCCTCAAGATATTGTTTAACCCTATCTTTTTGGGTGAGATAAGATTGTAATTCTTCTTCTGACCTTAATCTTGAACGTCGGTTTTCCTTGTAATGAATATAGATTTTCTTTCGGTTTTGTGAACCTTCGTGTCCATCCCAAAATACTACAATCTTATCTAAATGGTAGTACTCAAACGCTCTCCTAAGAGTATTAAGGAAATGATATATTCCCCCAACATGTTGTCCTTTATGAAAAGCATTTTTGACACCGTAAAAACCAATTGTGAGTAGATTGTCTCCATCAACAAGTAAAACCGACATTTAAAATAATTTATAGATCACTTTCTTCTGTTACAACTTCCACGTCTGTGATGTCTGTAACACTAACACCTAACATCTTACTGATGTAATCACCACTTTCTTTTTTATACTCCTCGATAGATTTCTTCTCTTCAATATCTTCTCTACCTGGCATAAATCCGTGTGATGTAACCAAGATACGTCCATCCTCATATCCTAAACCATTGATGTGGTTTTTCATAATTGAGATTTTTGTTCTTGTTGCAATTTTAACTTTTCTCTTATCTTTTGTGATTGAGATTTTTGTTGTTCCCGCTCCTTTTTGATTACCAAATAAGAATACAATACTTGAGTTTAACCAAATTGCCTCTCCACCTTTTGCTTTAATCTTTGGTTGTCCAAAAGGATTGTCAGGTAATTCTACCCAAGGTTGATTAACAATGATTAACGTGTTTGTATAAGGTTTATCTGTCCTTCTTGAACCTGATATACGTTGGTTGATGCCCATTCCAATTTTGTCAGCTAATACTGACGCATTGTGTTGTTTACCACCTTTACCATCATAAGTCATCTTACATGGAACTGAACCAACCGAATCCCAAAGGATTAATAAATCGTGTGGTAAATCTCCTTTTTCTTGTGCATCTAATAGTTCATTTATATATTCTGTAATTTGCTCAATATACTCAAAATCACTATTAAAAAGGTAGTCTCCATCTTTATTAAACCCCATTAATTCGGCGTGGTCCCAACTCCATTTTTGTTCTGTGATGACAAATACAGGAACAACTCCTTTCTTTTGTGCATCAACCGCCGCTTTTACAAGTGCTGTAGTTTTACCCGTATCACTATGCCCTAATAACATATTGATATGTCCCATTGCAGGACCTGGAATACCACATGCATCCAAGAAAGCATCACCCAAATCGAAGAAACGGTCTGGTTTATATTCGGCCTCTTTTGAGAATTTCTTCTTGATAGCCGTGAAATCTGTTTTTTTAATACCTGCCATGTTTTTGTTTTTAAAAATGGGGTGGGTATTTCACCACCCCGTTAAATAATTAGAACGGAAGATCTCCATCCACTTCAGCGTCATCTTGTGGGTCAACCACAGGAGTAGAAGATTTCGGTGCTCCGATAGTTTCTTCTGTTGTCAAATTAGAAACCCATTTGCTACTTGCGGTGTCCCAACGTGGAACCTCACCTCTTGCAACCATTTCCAAATAATCTTCACCCTTTTTAGAATAAACATCAGACCAAGTTAATTCATCCTCTAACCACGTTTTTGCAACATCAGCGTCAGTATGTAATGGACTTGGGTCATCGTTTAATACTGAGTTAATAACTGTGTACTCTTTTCCTGTGCCTGCCTTTGTTAAGGTTAAAGACAAGATTAAGTCACGACCTGTTTCCGCATTGGTAACATCACCTTTATTACGGAAGATTGGGAATACTTTGTCGATAACACCATCACCTTTATGGTTGTGTTTAAATCTCCAAAATTTAACTCCGTCTGATTCGTGGTCTCTATCTATAACTTTAACGATATAGAATTTACGAGAACGATATTGACGTGCGGCTTCCCTATCAGCCTCAACACCCGTACCCATTAAAGCTTCATTTACCTCGTTTAGTGGAGAACGTTTTCCTTCTTGTTTTGGGTCATATAATTTAACCCATTTTCCATCCACTTGAATTTCGTGGAAGTAAACCTCAACAAACGGAGAAGAACCGTCTTTTGTTGGTAAAATGCGAATACGTCTTTCTTCACCCTTAGAACCCTTAGGTAATACGGTTGTGAAATAACGTTTCATTCTGTCCTCGGAGGACATTTTGTTGTTGTTGCCACTTGTGGCGTTTTTGTTTTTCTCGTACTGTGCAAGTACTGCGTCAAATGTAGACATGTGATTTTGATTTAAATTTTAATAATCATTTATGATATAATATACATAAAAAAACCCAGACTGTGAAATCTGGGTTGAATTATTTTTAAAGTATTTTTTTGTTACCAACTAATTACATAATCGTTATTGGTACCCATAAAATTGTTCTTAGTCTGAATTTTATAACCATAATTTGTTAATGTGGTTACTATCGCATCATTCACGTATCTTGGGTCTAAGGTAATTTGATATAGTCCTTGAGATGTTGCCCCTGATATTAAACCATCAATATAAGCTAACGACCCTGTTGATGTATTTGACGCTGTTCTAGCTGCTGATCCTGATTGCATTTTTTAATATTTTTTAATTTTTATTCTAATGTTAATAGATATTGTAGTTTATTTACTTCACCTAAGATTTCATCTCTAATGTTCATTAAATTTGTATCTGTAGGTTCAAATTCGTCCGTAAATTGAATTAAAGCGTCTTTAGTTGTTTTTAACATTCCTTTAAGGTCAAGTTCAGATAAGTTCTGTAAATTGATTGTTTTACTTTCGTCATCTAATTCAAAACGACCATATTTCCCCATCGACTCTTCAACAAACCTATCAATTAAATCTCCCAATGCATCATATATTCCACCAAATGCATTATGTCTTGCAAACGCCTTAGTTTGCCAATGATTAATCCTGAATTGTACTTGAACCTCCAAGAGGAACTTTACCTTAGTAGCTATATTCATCTTTCTCTTCTTCTGGG